AACTGTTCGTATGTCGCAGTTGATTCTCCTAGAGCATTTGACGAGATACTTTATATTTTAATGAATGGCACTGGCGTTGGTTTCTCAGTAGAGAGACAAGATGTTATGAAACTACCAAATGTAGCAGATGAGTTGCATGAAACAGATACAACAATTGTAGTGCCCGATAGTAAACTAGGTTGGGCAAAGTCATTAAAAGAGTTGATACATCTATTATATTCAGGCCAGATTCCATCGTGGGATTTAAGTAAAGTAAGGCCAGCTGGAGCACCACTTAAAACTTTTGGTGGTAGAGCATCAGGCCCAGAGCCACTAGATCAACTATTTCGTTTCGCTATAAATATATTCAAGAATGCCTCTGGCAGAAAACTTACATCTTTAGAGTGTCATGACTTAGTATGCAAGATAGCAGAGATTGTAGTAGTCGGTGGTGTTAGACGTTCTGCTCTTATTTCACTTAGTAATCTAAGTGATGACAGAATGAGAGTAGCAAAATCAGGACAATGGTGGGAAGACAATGGACAAAGAGCCCTCGCAAACAACTCAGCGTGTTACACAGAAAAGCCAGAAATCGGAATCTTCATGGACGAGTGGAAGTCACTCTACGACTCAAAATCTGGTGAACGGGGAATCTTTAATCGTCAATCTGCCAAAGAACAAGCTGGACGTAACGGTAGACGAGACAATGACTGGGATTTCGGCACAAATCCCTGCTCAGAAATAATACTTAGAAGCAAGCAATTCTGTAATCTATCTGAAGTAGTAATACGTGCTACAGATGATATGAAGACATTGAAAGAGAAAGTAAAGTTTGCTACGATACTCGGCACATTTCAATCAACACTTGTCAACTTTAAATATCTCACAAGAGATTGGGCCAAGAATACAGAAGAAGAAAGACTTCTCGGCGTGTCTCTCACAGGTATCATGGACAATACGCTAACAAATGGTAAAGAGCCTGGCTTAGATAAGAGACTTGATGAACTACGAAAAGTAGCAATCGCAACAAATGCAGAATGGGCAGACAAGATTGGTATAAATCAATCAGTTTCAATTACCTGTGTAAAACCATCTGGAACAGTGTCTCAGCTAGTGGATTCCGCTTCTGGAATACATGCACGACATAACCCTTACTATATACGTACAGTACGTGCTGATAAGAAAGATCCTCTTGCAATGTACATGAAAGATGCTGGTTTTCCATGCGAAGATGATGTAATGAAACCAGATCACACCTATGTATTTTCATTTCCTATGAAAGCACCTGAAGGTGCAGTAATGAGACAAGACATGACAGCTATCGAACAATTAGAATTATGGCTTGTATATCAAAAACATTGGTGTGAGCATAAGCCTTCTGTAACTATCTCAGTGAAAGAAGATGAATGGTTTGAAGTTGGTGCATGGGTATATAAACATTTCGATTGGATGTCCGGTGTATCATTCTTACCATACTCAGAGCATGTATATAAGCAAGCACCCTATCAAGATTGCGACTCTGACATGTATCAGAAAGAGTTAGAGAAAATGCCAAAGAACATAGATTGGACAAAACTCTCAGCATATGAAACTACAGATATGACAGAAGGTGCCCAAGAACTTGCATGTGTCGCTGGTGGTTGTGAAATCTAATGTTAATCTCTGAAGATATTAAGCTAGATTATTCTGACGTATTGATTCGTCCGAAGCGTTCTACATTGAAGACAAGAGCAAGTGTAAATATAGAAAGAACCTACAAGTTCAGACATAGTGAAAGAGAATGGACTGGTGTTCCTATCATGGCGGCTAATATGGACGTTGTAGGTACTTTCAAGATGCACGATGCTCTCACAGAATTTCATATGATAACATGTATAGCAAAAGCACTTAATCTAACAGATGATTGGTGGAAACTAGCGTATATGGAAAAGGGTAGAGAGTTCTTAGGTTGTTTAGCTGGTATATCAGAAGATGAAATGGATCGTGTCGTAGAAATATGGAATGGTGCGAGAATGTCTTTTATCGGTATTGATGTTGCAAATGGCTATACAATTGCAGTTGTAGATGCTCTCAAAAGACTTAGAGATAAATTACCAGATGCGACAATTATTTGCGGAAATGTTGTTACTGCTGATATGACACAAGAACTCATATTAGCTGGTGCAGATATTGTAAAAGTAGGCGTGGGCCCAGGTTCTGTTTGCACTACAAGAATTAAAACGGGTGTAGGTTATCCACAATTAAGTGCAGTAATCGAATGTGCTGATGCCGCTCACGGATTAGGCGGACATGTGATTGCTGATGGTGGTTGTAATACACCAGGTGATATTGTAAAAGCGTTTGCCGCTGGTGCAGATTTTGTAATGATTGGTGGCATGTTATCAGGACATGACGAGTGTGCTGGTGACTTAATATTTGAAGATGATAATCCAACTCCTATAGGTATGAAGTTTTATGGAATGGCATCTGAAACTGCTATGGAAAAACATGGCAAATTAATTACAAATGAGTATCGTGGTTCTGAGGGTAAAACAGTGACAGTGCCTTACAGAGGCCCAGTAAAGCCAACTGTTGTTGATATACTTAGTGGAGTTCGTTCAGCTTGTACTTACGTGGGAGCAAGTAATTTAAAACAACTAAGTAAGTGTACTACATTTGTGCGTGTTAATAATACACACAATACTGTATATGGAGTATAGAAATGGCAGATAAAGAAGAAATAACATACGAACTTGAATGCACCGAGTGTGGAGCAGAGTATGAAATTATTGGTATAAATACTAGCAAGAATGAGCCTATATATTGTCCTTATTGTGGGGCAGATATTGACTTAGATGACTTAGAAGAAGAAGAAGTTGATGAGCTAGATTATGACGAGGACGATTACGAAAGAGATTGATTATGAGAATCCTTGGACATTCAATAACAAACCATTCACATCAGAAGATATTAAATCGTATGTAGGATTTGTATACCTTATCACAGAGATAGATACAAACAGAAAGTATATAGGTAGAAAGTATTTTTATCAACTTAGAAAAAAGAAAGGTAAATCTAAACGAGTTAAATCAGAATCTGATTGGAAAAAGTATTACGGCTCGTCAAAAGAACTTTTAGAACAAATCAAAACAAAAGAAAAAAATAACTATAAAAGACAAATTTTGTCTTTACATACGACTAAAGGTGATGTAAACTATGAAGAAGTTAAACAGTTATTTTTGAATAATGTGTTAGAGGATAGCGATTACTATAATGATAATATAAATGGTAAGTGGTATAAGAAACCTGAGCATATAAGAGAAAGTAGAAAATATGAAACTACCTGAGCATCTTGGTGGACATTTGAATAAAGTTCATACTGATAGAGCAACTTTATTTTATCTAAAAGAAAAATATACAATAACATCAATGTTAGATATAGGTTGTGGCCCAGGCGATATGGTGAGAATAGGTGAAAATAGAAATATAAAATCTATGGGTGTTGATGGTGACTGGACTTTACAGAAAGATTGGAATGCACAGAATCTTGACATTGTATTACATGATTTTAATAACGGAGTGCCAGATTTAAGAATATTTAACGCTGGTTATGATTTAGCTTGGTGTGTAGAATTTTTAGAACATGTACATGAAGAATATTTGCCTAACATATTAAAAGTATTTGAAAAAGCAAAGTATGCAATAGTAACAACTTCACCACCTGGACATGGTGGACATCATCATGTAAATGAACAACACATAGAATACTGGATAGATAAATTTGATTCTATTGGTTTTGGTGTTGATTTAGACGAGTCGAAATATATAAGAGAACAAGTTAGTGTAATGAGAAAACCATTCATGCAAAGAAATGGTACATTTTTCAAAAAGAAAGGACTGTGATATGGAACCAGTAAAAGTTTTTATAGGAACTTCAGCTAATGGTGAAGATGCTAAAATAGAAATGGCATATGAACATTCTATTCGAAAGAATTGTAGTCGCCCAGTAGATATAACTTTTATGAGACAAACGAATGATAAAGAATCTTTCTGGCACGGTTGGGCTGACAAAAACTGGAGTACACCATTTTCTGGTTATAGATGGGGAATTCCAGAAGCTTGTAACTTTGAGGGTAAAGCAATATACACAGATGTTGATATGATCAACATGAGAGATATGGCTGAACTAGTAGATTTAGAAGTTCCTGCAGGAAAGTTATGTCTCGCTAGAGATGGTAGAAGATTTGGTGGTAAAGAATTTTGTGTAATTGTATATGATTGTGCAAAATGGAAAGGTGTTATACCAGCAGTAGAAACATGGAAAGCAGATGCTACCGCACATCATCAATTTATTCAACTATTCATACAAAATAATTTAGTTGGTACATTAGATGCTAGATGGAATTCGCATGACGGTGATACAGACGAGATATGGCAATTGCATTATACACACATGGCAACACAGCCATGGCGCCCTGCGTGGTTCACTGGTGAAGTTCAAGAACACCCACGTAAAGATTTAGTTGAGATATACGAAAAAGCTTATGACGAAGCAGTTCTTGAGGGTTATAAATTAGAAGACTACGAAATAGATCGTGGTGTAACTTATGGGATAATAGGAAAATGAAATACGAATTTGATCCAGAAAAGAATGAAGGACAAGGGCTATTCTTAATGATAGCTATATTCTTTGGTGGTACTTTTTTATTAAATGC